TAACGGCATACCCTTAAACTCAGCAAAGAAAACATCATCTGACTTTCTCTTGGAAAGACGACGAGCAAAGTCTGCGTCACTCCAGTTTTTTAGTTTTTTGAGTTTTCCTTTGCAGTTCTTCATGCCTGGGTGGTGGCATCCTTCGTTTGGCCACAAGCCGGTTGTTTCGTGGTGCAGCCATGCACAGATTCGTTCAAGTGGATAAAGTTCTGGGTGATTTGCAAGAATTACCCTGCAACGACGAAAACCACCTGGCTTACGCATGATTGGTCTCCAGTAACGCAAAAGACGCTCAAGATTCCCTCTTCGTGGACCATATCCTCGAGTACGAGCAGTAACGATTTCTTGTGGAACAAGACCACCAAGAGGGCCGCCAGCCTTGATTTCAAAATCTGACATTTATGGCCTCTCATTCATTTGCATCATTAATATTGCCACCTTTGTCTGCATTTCCATTGCACCACTTGAATTCTTTGGCTTTGGGACACCAACTTGAATTGATTGGATTGGTGTGGTGTCAAGGATTTCCTTGTCAAAGGGAACTTTTCTATTAACAAAAACATCGGTCCATACCCGTAGGTCTTCACCTTGTGGTTCGCTCCATAGGGTCTGTTGAAATTCGTTTTCTTGCATTTCCTCAAGGTCATTCCTAGAGCCAACCCAAGCCCAGAATGGGACTAAGAACTTTTTCCCATCTTTCTTGACGACGATGCCTGTTTTTTCCGAACTGGTTCCCTCTTCAACAACGAAGTAGACCTTGTCCCCAAGCGATGTTCTTGCCACAAGTACGGAGTTCATATCTTTATCTCTGCAAGTTCGTTTCTTGTCTTCTGAATCTTCTTCAATGCGGCCTTTAGTTCATCATCAATCTCGGTTTGGATACGTGTGCGGAGAATATCCTCAACATCGCCTTCATCTTGATTTGACAATGAATACGCCCTAGGGGAGAGCATGTCCATCCCGTGCTTATGGGAGAACTGAACCTCAGGGATACCCATTTTTTTATATCTGTCGCTAATTTCTTGGCTCTTTCTGTATGCACGTAGTTGTTGCATTGCAGAAGTATTGATTGAGCCGAGTGAATTACCATTGAGCGAGTAGAAGTACTGGATTTCTTCTGGGCTGAAACCAAGTCGTGACAACTTCTCAGAAATTGGCTCTTGCTGGATTGCATCTGAAATATCCATGTCTTTTGACGAACTCTGAATCTTGCTCCAAGGGTGAACCACTGCGGAAATCTCTTCTTTCTTATAACCACCCATGATGTGAGCTCCAAGTGGTTGTTGACCAGACAAATCAGCATTGAACTTGTCAATCTCTGTTTCGTAATCAGGACTTGACTTGGGTGGTCTGACCGAGTCTGTATTCAAGAATGAACCCAAATCGTTATCTTCTGTCGAAATCAATGCATTGGCAAATCTTGCTTGATAGTTCTGTGCTGTTGGGTGCAGTAATGCGTCCATGATGTCATCAGGGTCGTCGGAATTCATCCATACAGGGCGAGTTTGCTGGTCTGGCCCACGACCAAATCCATAGGCAGTTCTCCCAGACACCTCTGGTCTAAGGATTAATTCAATGTCACCGTCCGCTCCAATATTCCCGTAGGGGGTATTTTCGGATTCATATTCAAATGGCATGTCTCCGGCGACAATGCCTTTCTTCTTAAGTGCATTGACTGTCATATCGCGTTGCGACTTGTGGACTACGTATCCAGAAACTGGTCTGTCTTCATCCGGGGTGTCGGGATGGATGCCAATCCGTGAGTGATATTCAACAGCATTTTTTCTTGCCATCCCAGAAGATGAGAAAATTTCTTCAAATCTTCTCTTTCTATCAATTTCTTTTTGAATGTCCGGATTCCCCGAACCATCGTAAGGTTGAATTTTTGGAATGTCGGTCATGTCTAAATCAAAATCTTGAAGAAGTCGTTCTGAGTCTGTTCTTACTCGTGGCCTTCTGTCGATAGTGTCATGCAAGTCAAAAACCATTTGCTCAACTTGGGAAAATGTGTCTTCATTTATTGAAGAAGGGTCAATATAGTCACGAATTTTTGGATGCTTCCATAATTCTTCATTCCCAATATCGGCAAGCATTTTTTCAAAAAGTTTGTCCCTGTCAATGCGCCGCTCAATCGGAGTTGAGACTGGCCCTAATGCGTCGTCAAATCCAGACGATGCATAATCCGCATTGGACGCAAGACCGTCAACATACTCACGGTCTGGCCTTGTTGGCTTTCCACCATTTCTTCTTACCCTGTCAACAATGTCCGTATTGTTTTTTCTAATTTCTCTGGCAAGAATTGGATTACTTCTGCCATCTGGAAGAGTTTCTCCACCAGATGCTCGTATTTTCTCGTTGTGGTTGTCAACAAGTTTTTGTACAGATGCTTTTTCTCTTCTTAGTATTCCGTCCTCAAATTTTGAATCACCTTTTGCTGGCCAGTTATCAATCATTCGTTGTAGAGACTGACTGCTTGTTTCTTGGTCAATAAGTCTTGCGGTAACTCGCCCATCCGCATCTGTTCCAGTGATGACAATGCGCCCAGGTGGAAGCATAACTCGACCAAATTTTCCAGACTCATCGACGGATGAATCAAACGGACTGCTTGGGACCAGAATTCCTCTTGCATCTGTGCCGAGTTCAATTGAGACCGTTCCTGGTGGTAAACCTAGGTCGTCATGCTCTAATTGAAAACTTCTCAAATCTGGGATAGAAATTATTTCTCCTTCGCCGCCAGTAGATTTTGGCTGAAACCTAACCACCAAATTACCTGGGAGTTTTGTTTTATCTAATGCAGAAAGAGTTGGAATTAATGTGTGTTCTACTTGTTCACTTACTGAACCCTCATTAATATCAAATTTGTCTGGGATGACACCCATCCGTTTCAAGCGTTTATTATCCTTGTGTATAGCCAGAATATCTCCGGCTGGATTTGCGCTAATCAAAGATGCGACACGAGTATCAACGGGGTCGCCTATTCTTTCTATCGCCCCACCTTCTTCTTCTGCAAGTTTTTTGATTGCACTTCTTCTAGTCTTTTTCCCGAATTCGTCTGCATCTTTTTTACCAACGAATTTGGTTGGTGGTTTCTTCGGAGTCTTGGGTGTATCTTCATCTGATGGAAAGTCTGGTCTATCTCCATCCATTAGTGGCTTTGACATTTCCTTTTCCACCAATGCCATTTGACGCTTGCGCGTGTTCGCACGGTGAGTTGAGTCCTTGGCTTTGGCGGTTCTATCCATCCACTCAAGTGCAGCATCAACATCATCGCCCTGAATGATGTCCATATCCCTCAGGGCATAAAGTTCTGCTGAAAGTTCAATCGCCCATAGCTGGGTGATTCCATCTTTTTCGTATTCGCTCAATGGATATTTTCCACCAAGTATTGCCACTGCCTCAAGGGACTTGAGCGTGACATTGAGGTCGGCCATGTCAATACCATCACCAAGCTCCTTCATGCTGTTCATAATTTCTTGGCTGGTCATCTCTGAAAGTTGCTTGTTTGAGTACTTTGCCCTCATAACTTTCTTCCATTGCATCATCTGTATGACGTGTCCTATTTCGTGCGCGGCGGTATGGACCCCTTTTCCAACACGACCATCTACGGCAATTGCTGCCGCCATTCCTCCAGCGAACATGTCTTGGCTTGCTACAAAATCCGCAATTGCAGCGGCACGTTCTTCTTCTGTCTTGGCTCCCTCTACATTTACGCCGAGTCTTTGACCCTTTTTTACTTCAGGAATTTGTGCTGCTGCATTTGATGTCATAAGACCAATATCAAATCGAAGACCAAATTTTGCATCTGATATATTTGCATCAGGGTTCGTTATGTATGCCATTGCTTCAACGCCGCTTTGAAGTGGGTTCTCCCGTGGGTCATCTGAAATCATTCCGGTAAAATCAATACTGTTGATTTCTTTTGCTACATGAGGGTCTCTGAGATATGTTTCAAGAACACGATTAAGAACACCTCTTTCCGTTGCTAAGACAGTCTTTTCTGTAATTCCTTTTTTCTTTAAGAAATCGCGTTCGTCATCACTTAATGCCGCGAACTTGGCTTTGACATTAGAAAGGTCATTGGATATTTCGATATCCCATAGCCCCATTTCTTTGAGTTTGCGGAATGCCATGTGTAGGTGTAGGTTTTGGGCTCGTTCCTCTGGTGTTACGTCAATGCCAAGTTCTTTTATAAGGTTGTCAACAGCCCCTTCCATTTCCGCCATGCGAGCTTGACCACGTGTGCGAGCATTCTTGAGCCATCTTGCTTTTGGTCTTGCTAATTCTTCCCTATAGGACCTAGCGTCAAGTATGAAATTTCCAGATTCATCAAGAAGATGTCTTCTTCCAAATCCAGTTGCTCTTTGATGTTCCCACCAACCACCAAGGGACTCTAAACCTCTTTGTGCAATTGCCCTAATTTCTCCTGCGGATATAGCGAAGCATGTGCTTCCAAACTTGTCTGTAAATTGATTCGCTTGAGGCGTGCCCGGTGGGCACCGGAATTTTCCCAAGTCGTCCACCACCACCTTGAATTTTTTTGCGGCTCTTTGTGCGAGACCACCAGTGGGATTTGTTTCACGAATTGAACGACCAATTGATTTAACTGATTCAGCATTCTGTTCTTCAACTTCACGTTTGCTCAGTTTTCTTTTTGGTTCTCCATCTTTATCAACTTCGTATACATCAAGTGATACTTGTGGCTTTTCCATTTCAAGACGAACTGCCTCTTGAAAATTTGTTGCTGTAGTTGGTGTTGTTTTTTCAACCCAACCAAAGTTTGCATTTTTGTTTAAACCTTTTCTGACACTCATCGGTGGGAAAAGGTTGAGTTCCATTCCCGGACCACCCTTGGCAGAAGGGTCATATCTCCAACCATCTTGGTTCTTTATTCCGGGGAGTTCTTGTTCTTGTTCCTTCGGTTGTTTGTCTTGATTTTTTTGACCGACGGTCTTGCCAATTCCCTTAACCATGATTTCATCACTATTGGAGATTGACTTTACTGAAAGTTCAAGCCCTTGAATAAAATCAGCGACGGCTTCTTCCAACCTGTTCTGGTCGTGCCCCATAGCACGCTGAGAGATGATAAACCGATTCATTCGCTGATTATTGCTGTCCATTGGACTCGCTTAATTAGATGTCTTGTGATTCGTCGCTGAGGAGTTGAAATTCAATGAGTGAGCGCTTGAATTCTTCGTCCTCGATATTTGCAGCATCATCTTTCTGGCTCATCACCCAGCTTGAAGGAATTAGTTTTTCAAGACCAAGCGATTTTGCACGCTTCATGATGTGACGCTTTGTCGCCTCTTTGTCTTTTGCTCTACCGAACGCTTGAATCGCATTCTTTAAATCGCCTTCGCTCTTGATTGGGTACGAACCATCTGGAAGAGCCAAGCCACTATTGGCAAGTTCTTCACGACTCTCGTCGGAGAATGCTCTCTTTAGTGCGATTTCAGCCGCTTCAGCCTCAATCTCTTCGGCTTCTTCTTGTTCGTACTTGTCGTAGCCAAGAACTTCGCCATCAAGAGAAACGAAAACGTCATAAGACTTACCGTCAAGAGCTTCAATTTCAACCGCATACGAATCAATCCCTTCAAATGAATCCGGCTCAATGCTAATAACTTCGCCTTCAATTGACTTTGTGGCAATATCTCCGGCTTCGTCAAATGTTACAAGAAGTAATTGGTCTGACTTGGTTTGAATACTTCCATAACTGTCGGTCAAGCGATGACCATGAATCTGTCCGGTTGTTCCATTGATGAATACATCAAATGTTTTTCCATCTTTTCTCTGAACACCGACTACATACATGTCTGCATTTGCGACGTAACCAGAATCAACTATTTCACCCTTGACTAGAGTCTGTGCATAACCCTCTGCATGTAATAGGGTCATCTGACCCTTTGTCCCCATGCAACCACCTGGGCACGTAGCGCATGCTGGTGTTCCGCCAGGATACACCTTGCTATCACTTGCGCACTTGTATCCGCCCGCACCTGCATCAATGGATTTAATTCCCATCTGTGAAAGACGTGCTTGACGGAATTTTTGCATCATTCCAACTTCTTCGTCTTCAAGCAATTCTTCTTCTTCTTCTGGCTCTTCCTCGGACTCATCTTCGTCAGCCATTTCGCCTTCAGCATTTTCTTCCGCTGCACGTGCACCCTCTGGCATTGACTCTTCTTCTTCTTCCTCTTCATAAGGAACTTCAGCAGTCTCATCATCTTCGGTCATTGCGTCTTCCATCGCGCGCGGGCGAGGCTTCTTTTTCTTTGGCTCATCCATTGAAGCCATCGCCTCATCGGCAGCCTTCATGTCAAGAGCTTTTTGAAGCAAGTCGTACTCTTCGGCACGAAGAACTTTCATCTCAATTGGGAGTGCACCACATTTACCGCATACTGGCGAGCCAGCACTAAAGCCGCATTCTGCTGAGCCAAGTCCTTTTGCGCACTTAAGGACATTGCCCTCTGCATCAACACTGACACCGGTCACTTGATTCGGGCTATTTGAGTCCATGAAACCAATCCTTTAGAAATTATTAATTTATAACACACTAGTATAACTCACTGTTTTATAGTGGATTAATGAAAGTGCTATTCTGAACGGAACTTATCAAATTCTTCTGAACTAATTCCCAGCTTCTCCAAGAGCAGTTGTATCTGTGCTGGGCTCATGGAAAGTGGGTTTCTCCCAGTTGCCTTGCCAGATGACCGTGGGTTGTTTATGAAGTTCTTTGCAGTAGAGATTGATGGGCGACGACCCGTGACTTCGGCAATTGCCTCAACCACTTGTTGTGGGAACCCTCTTTTGCCTCTAAGTGAGTCAAAAGCCTGATTACTAAAGACATCCGCCAGTGGCATGCTGTCGGTTCTTCTAACAGAAGTAGCAATTTCAGTTGCATCGCCGTATAGGTCAGAAGCCTTCTTCTTGGACTTCTTTGCCTTCAATAGGGCATCAACCTCTCCTGCGGTGATACCACGGCTCAGAATTCTCTTCCAAGTCGTTTCACCGAATATGTCAATGTTTTCCTTGATAATCGAATACCGTGAAGCATCCCTGTCAATTCCAACCTCTTCAAGAACTGCACTAGCGTCTAGGTAATTTCTTGACTCTGTTGACCTTGGGGCGCGGGTACCGGGGACATCTGGAGCCATATCACCAGTATCTGGGATGTTTGCTTCAATGTCTATTGGTTTGCCAGATTCGTCATAATACGAGAGTGGGTCTTTTCCTACGCCCCATAGATTTCTGTCACCATCAACTTGGATACGAAGCCTGTCAAGAAGGTAGACATCTCGTGTTCGTGCACCTGGCTTGCGCATCTTTCGCGCCACATCAACTGGCACGCCTAGTTCTGCGGCAAGTTGCTCGTCTGTCATGTTCTGTTTTCCGCCAAACCTTCTGGCAGCACGATTGACGATTGGCTCAAATCCCCACGAGCGACCACCAGAACTCTCTTCACCAACGACGATGTCGCTTGGGAGGATGTCAATTGGTTCGCCTCGTGAACCAAACCCATACTCTGATGCATCTGGTCCGTTACGGCGTTTGCCTGGTCGCTTTTTGGAGCGCAATCTATCTCCGTCAACATAACTCTGTCTATCTTCTGGGGTCCAATTGGTTTTTGGCACACGTGGACGCTTTTTGTCGCCACGGGAGGCAAGACCGCGCGTATTTCTGACGTATTGGTCACCTTGCTTGCGCAATGTCATCCTATTGAGTGCATCCCACTGCTTGTCTGACAGTTCACCATTTCTGTCATACTGTCCAACGACACTTGTCGTGAACCTATTACCCATTCTTCTGGCAATAGCGATAATTTCATTCTTCTCTTCTCGGCTGAGATTCATTCTGCTCGCAAAACCATCTTCTGGAGATGGTCCTTCTGGCATCATGTCTTCTTGTTCCATCATGTAATCTTGGGCGGCATCATAAGCCCAGTCCATTGCATCAAGTTCGTCTGGGTCCATTGAGTCCCCACCAGAAGCAAGACCGTTTTCATAGACCCGACCGTTTTCGTCAAGTAATGAACCAGTTTGTGGGTGGTCAAATGCTTGAGCCCATACAACCTTGTTGTCGTCACTCAGCATTGAAGGCTTTAATGATGCTTGGTATGAGGTTTCGCCGAGTTCGTCAGCATAAACATTGTCCCACTGACCAAGGACTCTTGTCTTTCCCTTGTCCTTGCCACTAGTGATGATTTGCTCTGCTCTTACGAAGTATGTGTCGCTTCCGCCGTCGTAACCAACAATCACTTGCTGATTTCTATTTACAGGAAGAACCATCTCGTTATTGCGCTTCTTTGCTCGTGTTCCAGAGATTGCCATGAGATTTCCACGACCGATTTGGGAGAGTGCTGTTCTCATATCAAATTCACTTGGCTCATATCCACCAGATGTCGGCCAGTCGCCACGAGATGCAAGACCTTGAACGGAAACTGCTGGGTTTCCAACAACAGCGATTTCTGGTGTTTCAAACTCAGCCTTTTCACCGTTAGAGAACTTACTCTTTGCATTAGGTGAAATATCCAAGACATAGTTGACTGCCTTTTGGGCATCGGTCATTGCTTTTTCCAATGCCTCTGGGTCGTCCTTCAACTTCTTCAACCAAGATGCGAGGTACGGTCCATGATTCTCTTGAATGTTTGGTTCGATGTTGTGCGAAGCCATGAACATTGCAGATGCAATTTCCGCTACGAGTTCTTCGTATGCATATTCAGGTGTTCCGAAGGTGCCCATTTGTTCTCTTCCGAGACGACCATTTCCACCAGTCCAGTGCATCAATTCATGTGCAACTGTTGAGTAGTAGCTTCTCGCATCATTAAAGTTCTCAAAGTCTGGAACTTGAATAAAGTCGCCACTTGGTTGGAAGAATGCCTTATCTCCACCATTTTTAATAACAGCAGGAATCTCGGAAATAGTTTTCTCCAAGTCGGCAACTCTTTCTGCTTCTGGGAGAATTTCTTTCTTATCAAAATCATCAGGCATTCCATCAATTTGCTTAAGGTTGAATACCGTTGCAACCTTGAACATGATTCTTCCGTCAGTGGATGTACCATCGGCTTTTTCTTTGCCTTTAATAAACATCGGAACAAAGATTGTCGTTCCCTTTTCGCCCTTGCGAACCTGACCGCCAAGACCCTGCCACTGGTTGTATGTTGCCCACTTGTTTGAATCAAACCCACGAGCATCAGCAATTACGGATAGGAAGAACCAGTTTGAACCTGAATACTTTCTTCCAGTCGTGCCGTTTTCTGGCATTCCCGTTCTTCTCCATGGAAGTTTCCACTTACCAAGGTTTTCAGAATCTTCTAGTGCAGCAATGAGTTGTTTTTGCATTTCTGCAAAAACTTCTTCCTTGGTCTTTCTCTTTACACCGCTCTCTCCTCTTGAAGAAAATCCACGAGGGGTCAGTCCAAAGACATCACCATCTGAATATCCTCCAAGAACCGAGAGCGGGTCAACTTTTGGGCGGTCGCCGCCGGTCTTTGGGGTGGAAGGATTTGTTCCTAAGCCAACGATTTTTCTGCGCTTATTTTCAAGGTCGGTTGCTAGTGCGGCCATCTCAAAGGCATCCATGTTCTTCGCAAACAGTTTTTCAAAATCGTCTAACGATAGACCTAAATCAGCGAGCATTTCTTCAATTTTGTCTTCACTCAAACCTGGATTACTTCTTTCAAGCATCTTTCGTGCCGACTCGTAATAGTCATCCTTGGCTTGTTTGAGGTTTCGTTCAAGGGCAATCAAATTTGCCTTTGCCTCTCCGTCGTAAATTCTTCCTATTTCTTTGTCAATTTCTCCCACTGTTGCACCATCACGGTCCATTTGGTTAAAGTATGCGCGATTGTTATCAATCATGTCTTCGGCAACTCTTCTTTTTTGACCTGTTGTCATCTTGGACCACGGTACGGTATTGATTGATGGCTTATATTCTGCCGAATCATCCCAAGTTCCACCCCCAGCTGGTGGGAGAGCTCTGTCAAGAGCATTGAAGATTGAAGCATTATCATCAAGCGGTGTGTCAACAGACATGGCAGATTGGTAATCCCTATCCAACTTTGATGTTCCGCCGCGTGACGCGAATCCTTCGCCAGCAGTGCGCCCGCGTTTACGTTCCCAATATGCCTCGTTGTCTAGTTCGCGTTGCCTTTCGATACGAATATCTTCATCTAGTTTTTTTCGCTCGTCGTCTGGTAGTCCATTAATGAAATCAGCGTAATCTTCGTAGGTGAATTCAGTGTCTTCGTAAAAGCGGTCTATGTCTTCGTCGGTTGCATAGTTTCCACCATCAACAAATCCTTGTGCATAAGAATCAAGTAAGTCTTCGCTTGGTTCACCATAGGTCGCATCGTATATTTCTTTTTTGGTAACCCAATCATTGAGGGTATTAACTGTTGCATCATCAATATCGTCGGCTGTCAATTTTTTACCACGTGAAGCGAATCCGTCTGGTGTGATGTCATTTACATCGTAAGCGAATGATGCTGCTCGGTCAATTGCTTGCTCCAAAGCCGCACTTCGCTCTTCAATTCCACCGTCATGATTTTTAGAAAGTTCTTCAATGTATGGAACTGCACCGCTAAATTGCCTTAGGTACTCTCTTTCACCAAGGATTTCTCTTGCCACTTTTTCTCTTTCATTGATGAAATCAAGCAACTCATCATTGGTTCTATCTAATGCATCAGATGCATCTGCTTCATCCATTCCTTCAACATCTGGCATCATCGGTACACGAACACGCTTGCTTCTTGGAGCAGCTGGCTTGGCAAATATCTTGGGTCCGTAGAACTCAATCAATTCGTCAATCCTTTGCTTTCGCTCTTCTGGGTCAGTGATTTCGGCAAGGGATTCTCTGTCATCAGAATGCATTCTTGAAGGAACAATCCTTTGACCAGTACTGCTCTCGTTGATTGATGCACGAGAGGCGAATCCATCACGACCATTGCGTCGTGCATTCACCTTCTGAATATCACCAGTCGTGTATGCACGCTTGTTATAGTTTGTGGCCTTGCCATTTTCGTCAAGGTAGAAACCGTTCTCGTTTGTGCGGTTTGTGATTTTTGGATTTGACCGCTCAGCTGGTTCTCCCATTGAGTAGAAAGCTGACTGAGGAATTGCTTCTTCTCTTCTAAAGTCAAAGTCATCTCGCACTCGGCGCAATGTTGCACCACGGCTATCTGATGCTTCAAGGTCGTCAACTACTGATTGTGGGACATTTTCATAGATGTAGAACTCGCCGGTTCCTTTTCCATCTCGTCCACGGTATTCGACGCGGAGTTCACGCTTATCTGGGTCGTACTGAACTCTGTTAAGTGCGGCGCTAGAGCCAACGTCAACGTTTCTGTAACCCATTCCAAGCGACTCTGCTTGCATTTCCATCATTGCGATTTGACGGTCATCGTATGCTCGTGCTTTTGCATCAGCAGTGATTTCGTCAGCTGATGTTCCGCTTCCTGCGTTGATTGCTGAATCTACTGCTCGTGTAAAGTAGCGACTCTGCTCGTCTGGCCCAATTTCGTTCCAATGCGAGTCAATCTGTGCCTCATATGAACCTTCACCAAGTTCTGCACTTGCATCTGCATCTCTATCGGTTCTGTCTGAGCCACTTGCCCTTCGTACCGACTTGGATGCTTTAATTTTGTTGATGACTTTACCCTTTGAACTTGAACTAGCAAGTTCTTGAGCTTCGTCAGAAGTTACGCCTTCATAGATGTAACTTCCACCAGCATTGCCATCCTTGTCCTTGAAGGTAACAACCAGTTCTTGGGTATTCGGGTCATAGTACGACCCGTAAAGAGCGGCACTTCTGCGAACATCAATGTCCTGAATTTTTGATGGCTTCTTCCCTGCGGATGCAGGCTTAGGTGAGCGAGACTCAAAAATTTGAATCATTCTTTCTTGGACTAGAGAATTTGGTTCGCCGTATTCGTCGCTAAGTTCGTACCCATCAAAACCATCACGCGCAAGACTACGTCTAGCTTCATCTGCCAAGTCAGTCAAATCTGATTCAGACAAACTTCCTATTTCGTCACGGAGTTGCAAAACTTGTTCAAGCATGTCGTCTGATTCGGAATCTCCACGACCATTGATTGCATCAATCGTGCTTGACTTTGTAATCTCAACATCATGATTTCTCTTGACATCATTGATTACTCGACCAATTGAACTAGAACCTGCTACTTCGTTGTCAAAGTAATCAGGTGAAACATCTGAGTATGTGTAGTACCTTGCTTCCCCACCAGTTTGACCTGGCTTAAACGCAACATGGAGTTCACGAGTTTTTCTGTCATAGTGAACTGCTTCAATTGCGCTTGAGTTTGGAGTCTCAACAGTGTCAAAGCGTGAACTGCCGCGTGATGCGAATCCACTCGTTGATTTACCACTGCTTGAGAAGAGTCTGTCTTCGGGGTAATCAGCATCGTAACCATCTACGCTTGGAATCTCATCAGTATCATACTCAAGGTCTTTGTAGTTACCTTTGGCAATAGATTCTTCTCTTGAAATAATAAAACTCATTACATCATTGGCTTCTTCAAGAACCTCCGCCAAATCGTCGCCTTGTTCATCTTTCTTTTCACCGGCACGAATGAGTTCGTCAACAAGATTAATTGTGTCACGAATCTTTTCTTTCTCATTCTCTGACTCCCACAATGAGGAACCGTCGTAATGTTCAAGAGCATCAATTTCCTCAAACCTTTTGGCGAGTTCGTTCAAGTCTGACTCAAGACCACCCTCTCCGTCGTCGCCATAAAGGTTGATTGAGTTTGATTCCAAGTCTTGAATTTTTGCCCAAATGTCACTTGCTTCATCAACCTTTGCTAATTGTGCGGTGCGATACTCGCTATTTCTTTCAATATTTTCTGTTGCTTCAGAAATTGCTTCATCTAGGCTCTCAAGGAGGTCAATGTCGTCGTCATCATCTGTTACATCGTAAATTGTTGTACTAGAGTCAATCTTTACACCATTGGCTTCTGCAATTTCTCTAGCGATTCGACTGCGTGTTTCGATTAGTTCTTTGCGCTGTTTAAGCAAGTCAGCATGACGAATGTCCATGTTTGAAGAGTTGCCGTTGTCTAGTGATGGAATATCCAACAAGTCAGAAACTTCTTCCTTGTATTCATCAGTTGATTTACGGCCACCACGTGAGGCGAATCCAGAGGTGTCATTATCCTCCATGATGTATCGAAGTTCATCATCAAGTGCGCTGAACTTTTCGTTCTTGTATGCATGTGATTGCCATGCAGATTCAAGAACCTCAAGAAAATCTTCGTCGCTTAAATTGGTTCTTTCGCTAATTTGTGAATCAGCAAAAGCCTCATTTTTTTCAGATGGTGTCAAACCATTCCAGTTTTCTACTAGAGCTTTTGAGTATTCACGTAAAGGTTTTGGAATTCTTGAATCATCCTCTCGTGCGCCAAGTCTGTCTGAGATGAGTTCTTGTAATTTTGCTGCTGATGGTGGTTTACTTCCGCGTGATGCAAGGCCCATGTCGCCAGCATCGCCAAAGTCAACAAAGTCTGGATGGATTTCTGGGTTGTCCTGCAAGAATTCGTCATAATCAAAACCACCTTCTTCCAATACATTTTTTACTATGTCCCATCGTCCTTGGTCATATAGGTCGTCTTGAACTTGTTCAAATAACTTTTCTTTTTCCTTACTAGTGAATTCATCGTATGGACGCATTTCTGGCGTGGTATCACCACGTGAACCAAATCCGCGCTGACGCTCGTTGTAATTATCCGCCGCTGCATCAAGGTAGTTGTCGTAGGCAAGAGCCATTGCATACAGGGAATCGCCGTCTGCTTCTTTTAGATACTCGTCATGGATTGCATCATTTTCAATCCAGTAGTCGGCAACTCTTTCTGCTTCATCCCTATCTGCACCGCTCCCCTTGAGCGCTTCAATTGCTTCTTTTCTGAAGTCTTTTGCAAATCCGTATTTCTCTGGATTCGCCATGAGGTCTTCAATCATCGCCTCAGAGGAATGGTCGCGTGCGCCTGGGCGTGGGCTACCAGGGTTGTCTAGATAGTACTGTGCGTCAAGTTCTCCGAGCAAATCATCATTGGAATCAAGAAATTCTTGGACATCTTCTGGCAACCATTTGCCGAGGTCGTTATTCTTTCCAGGAACATCAAGTCTGTCGCCTCGTGAGGCGAATCCACTACCCCGAAGATTTGCATAGCTATTAACGTTGTTTAGGACTTCGTTGATTGCAAAGCGTTCGTTTGGCTTTATGGTTGGTCTCATCTTATAGAGGTTGGCGAGTTTTCTGATGGCGGCTTCCTCTTGTGGGCTTACCTTCCCATCACCTTTTCTCACCTTGTCCAGTCCACTCATTGCCATTCTGTACTCACTCGGTGAGAACTCGTCAGAAAGGAAGTCTCTGTTCCCTCTCTGTAGAATTCGTTCGCCATCATTTGGCATACGTGAAGCAAAGCCATCTGTTGGCTTGCCATCTCTGCTCTGCGCCTTACGTACGAATATGCGTTCAATTGCATTAGCGCGAGTCTCACGATTAGAGACACCCTCTGCTTCGTAGTCGCGCCCAATAACGCCAGCGTCACGTTGGAGAAGAACGAATCTTGCCTCGCCGTATTCGTTGCGTGCTTTTTCAAGTTCCTTCTCAAGTTCAGGAAGTGACATTTCCATCAATGAGCGGTAGTCGGATTCCATCTTTTCGTTGCGTCTAGAGTCCTCTTCGTTGAGTCTAGGGTCAAGGACACTCGTCCTCTTTGCGGGTAATAGGTCGGCAATAAATTCTTCATCAGACAGGTCTAATCTTGCCTGTTTTTTGACCTTCTCTGCTTGCTTTGCTTTTCTTTGTTCGTTAAGAAGCAGTTTCTCAAGTTGAAGCCGTGTTTCAACACCCTCAAATTTATCTTCGCGTCCAAAGAAGTTAAACTTGTCATCATTCGTAAAACCTCTGCTGGTCTTGATTTTTTCGAGGGCATTGACGGACTCACTTAGATTCCTAGAGGCACCCAGTTCATTGAGTTCTTCCTTGCTGACATCTTGGAGAACGTAAGTCCGAATTTCTGTGCGTGTGTATTGAATTGCCCCACTTGCATCTGGCTCCCCCGCCTTCCATCCTCCACCGGTGGAAACAAATAACTCTTTGCTTTTATCGTCGTAAATAAGGTCATTAACAATTTCATCGCTTAAATTAATTTCTTCGATGGCTCCATCATCTACGACGCCTCTGACTCTACCTGGCTTGATTCTACTCAAAGAGGCAAAGCCATCTACTTCGTCATCTCCTGCATCATCTGCTGCCATGTACAATTCGTCGTATGTATTCTCGTCTTTGCGCAACCGTTTGACAAATGCATTTGCTTCACTGCGACTCATTCGGTAATTTCTCATCACCTCTTGCTTGACTTCTTCGTCAGACATTTGCGTGTAATCCATGTAGTCAACGCCATACTCAGAGTCAAGGTAGTTTTCAAAAGAACGTAATTCTTCCTTCGGTGTTGGCTTGTCGGTTAGTGAGGCCCCGCGTGAGTCAAATCCGCCACGGCTTCTTTCGTAGTCTTCGTAGTCGGGTTCGTACTTGGAATTTTGAGCATCAACCATGTAGTCGTATTGGTCGTCTACGAGGTCACTGAAGAAACGTGAAGCTATTTCATCACTTGCTATTGCCCTAATGGCATCGTCATCAGACTGGTATCTGTCAAATAAATCTTTGAGTTCAGAATCACTCAGTGGTTCTTTGCTTCGATTATTAAAACTTTCCAACTTGTCAAATTCAACTTCACCATCACCGACATGGTCAATTATGTATTCTTCAATAAACGAGTCATCAAGTTCGTCGTCATCTGGGTCAATGCCCATATTTGAACCCCAAGGTCCATTACCCTCACCACGCGATGCAAGACCACGAGCACTATCACGACCTTGTTCAAGGACTAGGTCTTGCTCATCTGCTGAGAGCTTGTCAAAGTCATCTTCTGCGAACATTTCGCCTTGACCAGCAGCTCGCTGACGGTCACGCTTTGCCTTTGGAGTGTCAAGGTCTGCTGGATTTACTAGGTCAGCAAACTCTTTATCAAGTTGACCGTAGAAGCCTTCTTCGTATGATGCAAAAATATCTTCAGCATCTGCTTGAAGTTTTGAATCAGTTGACCAGTCGCCCTCAGGAAGAAGGTCACCAATTCTGTCGCTCCAAAGATTTTCCCCGCCCCACTCACTGGTTAGTGGACCATTTCCGTCCTGAAGCAAAAATGAAACAATTCCATTTTCACGAATGAAGTCTTTATCTTCATCACTTAGATTCTTCATGTTGTCTGCAAGAATCTGAGCCCTTCCAGATGCAATGTCTGAACCACGACGACGTGAAGTATCAATTCTGTCCTGTTGTTCTGGCGTTACATCACCACGACTACCGAATCCACGCTTTGAACGATTTTTTTGATATTCGTCAAGGAATTCTCCATATTTGGGTTTCTCGTAGCGTGGATTATTGCGACCACTGAAACCATATCCGAGACGAGTGTCTTCTGCAGCAGTTCCTTCTGGCAAGATGTCACGAACTCCACTGACATCAAATGTTTCTTTGCCGGTTGATTCTGTTCTCTTTGGTGGAACGAAATCTTTTCCGAACTGTTGCTTGTAGGCATCACGACGTGAGAACTCATGCGAAAGTTTGAAGAGTTCTGCATCTGTCTTTTCTCTGTCTGAACCGGTTTGTCCACGACGAGCAGCAACAAGTTTCTGACCTTCTGCACGGAGACCATCTTCTGACATGTCCCAGTACTTTGCGAGTCCTTCGTTTTCTGGTCGACGATTAGCAAGGAACGAAATGTCGTCCATCGTGCGTGGTTGCAGTTCTCCTGCAGCCAATGCTTCTTGACGCTCCGTACCAGAGAGAAGACTCGGGTCCTTCGTCGGCTTCTTGCCGGTTCTGATTGTCGGCTTGTCAAGTAGCTCATTTGAGTCACGATTCTTTCCACCAATATCTGGAAGATTCATGTCTGGCTTCTTAATAGGAATGTACGGTCTCTGGAATGCAGTACCGTCTTGCGCAAATCCGTCGTTGTCGCCGTCAATTGCAAATGGGTTGAACGACTGTGAGAGGGTTCTTAGGTTCCCAACCGACTGACCGATTGTTTGACCAATCGCCTTAACTGCGGTCTGGAGCGCATCAATTGCTTGTGCAGAGATGCTTCCGTTTACAATAATTCCATTGTCTGAATCAGTTGTTGAAAGATTGTGATACTTGAATACCGGCTGAAGCATGCTCTTGGCTTGCACAATGTGACCCTGAGGGATTTCAATAAGGTGTGCATATGCAGACTTACCAATACCCACTTGACCACCAAGCATTGTGTTCATTTCGTCTTGGTCGTCATCTCGGTACGGAATCTGTTGTGGTTGCATTGGAACCATTGATTCATCTGCTGGCTTAACTTCAATCTGTTGTTGAACTGGTGGCTTGTTTTGATTTCCAGAATAAGCTTCTGGCTTGCCAAACATGAATGTGTTGTAAGCGTCTGGGGTGTGGTAACCAACTCTGTACATAGAAACTTTTCCGTCAGTTGTTGTTCTGCGGAAAACAATGAAACTATCTGTTGCTTCAACAATGTCAACCTTTGAGCCAGTTCTTTCACTGAGCTCTGATTGGATTTTCTGTGTCTTCTCAGCATCTAATGGTTGTGCAAGACCTTCTGCAAAAATATCAAAAGGCTCGTCTTGTTCTTGTTCCTGCTCCTGTGGTGCTGCAATGACAATCATTCTTGGCTGTTGTAGTTGTTCACCCATCATTGACATGCCTGGGATAATTGGCATCATGTGATTCTTTGAATCGCTCTTAACGGAGATTGTTCCAGTCAATTGATTAGCACCATGAAGCACTGGTGACACTTCGTAGAGCTCTACTTCTCTGAGAACATTTGCTTGTTGTGCTGTATCAAATGCACCATTGATTGTTTTGTAACCAATAGACCATTCCTGCTCTTCTCCAAAGAATGCAACGCTCGCAAATGCTTCTTTGCCTTTTTCTGACTGAAGGTTAAATTGAACCTTTGCATACAAACCGCCAATTCCAGCATTTTTCATTTTTGCTGGGAGACGTGGGTCGCCTGGTGGAACTTCGTACATCTCAAGGACTTTTCCAATTGGGTCATTCCAACTGTGAGCCCATACAACTCTTGGCTTACGACGGGTGAGGCTCTTGGCAAACGCACCAGTTACAACGATGTCACCAACTGAGTCCTTGTTGCCAATTCCTGCAACGAAACATTCGACAATTCCTTGCAGTTCGTCAAGAGCGATTGCTCCGCTAGCTGCTGATTTGAATTCAAATTGTTCGTTCATTTTCCACCAATCAAATAGAGTGTTTAAATCATAAGACACTTATTTGATTGGGGACTGCAACTAATCGCCAAAAAGTTTATGTTTCACTATTTATATATAGTGAAACTAGTAAATTGAATTCCAAGCATCGTTCGTCTCTTCAAAAGCAACTTCATGACGAACTTTTCCATGAAGGTTGGCGTACATCTCAATAATGTCCCTCTTCAGCGACTCATGTCGGGCTTCTTCGCCTGGAGTGTTGACTGCATTGATGATTGCATTCTTTACTTGACCAAACATGTCGGAGTTAAGTTGCTTGATGTTTTCAATATGTCGGTAGACCTTGACATTGATTTCAAGTTCGTTCCATGTTGCATTAGGTTGCTTTACTTCAATGGCATCTTTAACGATTGCTGATAGCACTGGCTTGATGTCTTCCTCTAGTTGTCTGTTCCATACATCTGGACTGAGGATTGATTCGGCTTCAAGAGTTCCAGCAAATAGTGCCTTGCGTGATTTGACTCCATTTGCCTTTTCCATCACGACTCGTTGCTGTCTTTCCAGAACACGCTCAAGTGAGCGGTCTAGGATTTCAACCCATCTATCCATCGTCCTTGCAGGCTCTTCTGATTTGTAACTCATCACCGAACTAGCAGAAGCCATTCCCTCTGGGAGTGGGGCAGTTGCTGTCTCGGGAGCGCCAAGTGGTGGGGACATTTCCCCTGGGGGTGCACCAGCGCCACTAGTTGCAGCAGCCAAAGCACCAGCCATAGTGTTCGGGTCAAGACCTGATGGTGGAGCGCCCTCAACCGGTGGCATACCTGGAGGCATTGCACCCTCTGGCCCTGGTGGCATTCCTGGAGCACCAGGTGCGGCACCAGCCATCATTGGTGGCTCTTCCATCTTCTTCTTTGTGTTGGCGATTGGTGTGAGGTTTGGATTCATCAACAATGAGTCAGCCAAGTCTGCATCAACCTCTTTGCGACCGCTCATCATTCGGTATTCGTTAACGCTGATGAGACCCTGCGAGAGTTCGTCTTTCAAATATCTTTCGCGCTCTTGCTTGTAGAGCATAAGAACTGGAACAAGGCTTGTGTCAAAGTCAATGTAATGAACATCATCAAGTTCGTCAAGGGCACGAGCAATCGGTTCTAGGTGGGGAAGCATTGTCTCGGTCCAGAACACACGAATTTCTTCGCTTGCATTACTGAAGGTTCTTCCAGCCGCATTGCCGATTACCGTCTCTGGGACGCCGAATGCTGCAAGAATTTCTTCTTTCGTAATTTGTCGCATTTGAATATAGGCGGCATCACGTGGGCTTGCGGAAACATCAACAAAGTCAACGCCATCGTCGGCAGACAGGACCGTAGTTCTTCCGGTGGTAGCGAGATTGCCTCTAAACCTGTTCTTTAGTTCTTCCTTGTCGTCATCATCAATTTCGCCCTTAACTACAAGAAGGCTTCCTGGTCGACCATCATTCATCAAAAAGTTTCTGTTATATAGTTTTGCAAAGTTTTCAATTTCAATTGCAATACCGGCTGATTCCATTGGCGTTAATGACAGGTAAGGGTCAAGTGGGTGTGGTCTTCTAACCCAGACAACATCCTCTGGTTTGAGGATTACTGGCTCACCGTTTGGCATCATCACCTCGTACCCAGAAACAAATTTCTTTGGGTCTGGGATTGGAGAAGTTGCTTGAGGCGGGAGAAGGTTTAGACCAATAATGTCGCCGTTCCTGCCTCTCACCTTTTCAATGAATGCTCCACGGGTTCCAAGAAGTAACTGTGATGAAAGCCTGTAGCGAAAGATAAACGAGTTTTCACCGATGTTGGATTTAGTGTTTAATACTTGAAGAAGTGTTGAGTCTTCTGCTTTTCTACCAACAATGACTTCACCGTCCGGTGAATTGTCTTTACGGAGAATAATTGGGAGTCTTGCTTGGTTCCCAGCGATTACGTCAATACACCTAGCCACCCATGTGACTCGCTGCATTCCTTCTCTGTAGGCTCGCTCAATGTCCCAAGAATCCTTGTATGGCTTACCAACGAAAGATGAGTCATTGGCTATGGGCGCGCCGGGTCCAATCCCCTTGGAGTTGATATTATTGAGGGCTTTATTTGAGCCTGTGTTCCATGCCATATTTATTCAAGACCTAACAAGAATCCGACTATTCCACATGCCAAACCTGCAACTATCAATCCAGCTGGAGGGAATATTAAACCAGCACCGATTGCCGTTAACAGTATAAATGAAATCATTAAAAAATTAGCGATATAACCACGGTTTATTAAAGCAAGTTTAATTTTAGCAAATATTCTTTTCATGCGCACCGTCCTACATTACCCGATTAATGTGTTCTAATCTAGAACAACAATTTTTATTTGGAGATTACATGCCTGACTGGGTTGAAATTCTTGAGTACCTTGAACCGAAGGAACCACTGTATTGCCCAGAAGAAGGTTCCTTAAACCAAAGAGCATTCCTTAGATACTATGGGCTAGAAGCGCTCTTTGGTGGAGCAGCGGGTGGAGGAAAGTCTTCAGCATTGTTGATGGCAGCACTTCAGTATGTAGACATTCCTGGATATTCAGCAATTCTTTTTCGTAGAACATTTGCCGACTTGTCGCTTCCTGGAGCGTTGATGGACCGTTTCAAAGCATGGATTGCAAATTACGACGATATTCACTGGAATAACAACAGTTTTCAAGCAACCTTCCCATCTGGGGCAAGAATCTCATTTGGTTATCTAAACAATACTGGCGACTACCTTCGTTATAAAGGTTCCGAATTCCAATTCATCGGAATGGATGAGGTTACGGAAATACGTGAATCCGACTATCGCTACTTGTTCTCTCGTCTTCGCCGTCCTGCTGGTGGACCACTTTCTCAGGTTCCATTAAGAATGAGGTCAGCCTCAAACCCTGCCCCAAACTGGGTTCGCCAAAGATTTATCATTGAGGGAAAAAAGGAGGGAAGAATCTTCGTACCCTCAAAGCTGACCGACAACCCAGGAATTGATGCCGCATCATACCGACAAGCACTTTCCGCTCTTGACCCAGTTGAAAGACGAAGACTTGAAGAGGGCGACTGGTGGGCAACCACTCTGGGTAGCCTCTTTGACAGAACCTCAATGGTGCTTATTGATGAGGGGGATATCCCTCAAATCACCTCAGCGGCCAGAGTCGTCAGATTTTGGGACTTGGCGGCAACCGAGCCATCTTCCAGCAACCCAAACCCCGACTGGACGGTTGGGACTCTTATGATGTTTGACGGCGGTGTTGCCTACATCCTTGATGTGAAGAGAGCACGGGTCAGGGGCGAGAAGGTTGAAGCCCTAATCTCACAAACCGCCTACGAGGATGGGAAAATGGTGGCAATTAGAATGGAGCAAGAACCAGGCTCATCTGGAAAAGCCCTTGTTGACCAATATGCCCGATATGTCCTTCCTGGTCATGACTTTCAAGGCTTGAGGGCAACTGGAGACAAGCTAACCAGAGCCAGACCATTTGCTGCAGCGGTGGCTAATGGAAACGTTCGAGTGATGCGAGGTGCATGGCTGACTGCTTGGCTTGACGAATTGTCCTCATTCCCTGAAGCCGCAGACCACGATGACCAAGTTGACTCTGCAGTTGGGGCTTTTACATTTTTAACTGGCTTGGGGTTGCCTCAGAGGAAAAGAGTCAGTATCATCGCTTAGGTACTAATAGCCACTCTTACTAAAAGGAGCAATGTGGACCTACACCATGCAGTTGCCAGTTTGGGCAAAGCCGTCACAGAATTAAATGAGTTAATTGAAAAAGAATTCTCTGATTCACCAGACATGGAACCAAAAATGTTTAACGAGTATGCCGAGGCGCTGATTGAACTTCATTCAGTCAAGGCAGAACTGAAGGTTGTTTATGATTCCTTCGCATGGAAAATCCAACCACGGATTGACGACTACGAACCACTCACACTGGGTAACGGACTTATTGAAAAGAGTTACAACACGCGTCGCACTGGTTGGCAGCACAAGGATTTGGCTAATGCAGTCGCTCAACGGATTTCTTCAATGGCCATTGATATGGATACTGGAGAAGTAAAAGCAAGCACAGAAGAAATGATTACAAAACTGCTTGACTACATTCAGCCAAACTACTGGAAGGTCGGGGAGTTAAGAAAGATTGGTTTAAACGCAGACAACTATTGCGAAACCGGTGATACAAGAATAAGCCTTATTATCCGAAAGGGAAAGCAGGAAGAATCAAATGACTACGACGAATAACACATACCAAAACCTATCCGAACCATTTCCACAGGAGATGGAGCGCACCCTAAACAAGGGTGGAGCAAGCCTTACGTACATCCCCGTCAGCGAAGTCCTCAACAGGATGAACAAAGTCCTCGGTGTCGAGGAGTGGTCGTTCTCAATCAAGAAGTGGGAACAACTCGGAACCTCAATCGTTGCCCATGTTGTGGTCAATGCAAACATCAACGGAAAAGTTGTTTCACGTGATGGTGTTGGTGGGCAAAAGATTAAAATCAATAAGCAGGGCGAGCCAGTAGACATTGGCGATGAAGTCAAAGGTGCTGTTTCCGATGCTTTGAAAAAAGCGGTACAGACTCTTGGTGTTGGTCTTTATCTTGCCCGTAGCGAAGAAGCAATGGAGATTGAACAAGTGATGGATGCTCCTGCACCGTCAGCGGTTGAGGTAGAGAACTTCAGCAAACTTGTTGGCATCACGAAGGCATTCTCTGATGAGCAAAAGCTCACATTGAACCAGCGATGGGTAAAAATTGCTGGTGACACACCAAAGCCACGCAAGGCTGGAGATGTATCTTCCGACTTACTTGAACAACTACTCACCGAAGCAGTTTCCGTATCGTTTAATGCAACTGCCATCTAACGATGGAGGGGTAATAGTCCCTCCTCCGTATCTTTCGGCATCATCAATTGCAACATGGAAGCAATGTCCACTTAGGTACAAACTAAGTCGCATTGACAAAGTCCCAGAGGGCACTAGCGAAGCTTTGTTGATGGGCTCGTTCGTACACGAGGTTCTTGAACACTTGTACAAGCAACCTGCCGCCGAAAGAACACTGCTCAATGCAAAACAAATTTCTTCTTATATTTGGTCTGCAAATAACTGGCAACAGCAAGTTGAGCAAATCATCCATACGGAGCAGGGCATAAGACAGCTCAGATGGAACTCTTGGTGGTGTATTGAAAACCTTTGGATAATTGAAGACCCAATGCACATTGAGCCGAGTGGAGTTGAGAACGAGGTCGGTGGCGAGATTGCTACTGGTGTTGTTCTTAAGGGTTTTATTGACCGCTATTCAGTTTCTGAAAACGGTGGTTTGAAAATCTCTGACTACAAAACCGGCAAAGCCCCAAAAATGAAAAAGTGGCTTGAGGAAAAATGGTATCAACTTTCAATTTATGCAATGTTGCTTGGTGAGGAATTACAGAAACCAATTGACGAACTTGAATTGATATTCCTCAAAGAGGCTATAAAATTTACACACAAGCCAACGCCGGAAGACATCGAAGAAGTCAAGCAAGACATCATAAAAACACATAAAGAGATTACCGAAGCATGTGCTAGTGCGGAGTTTGAAACCAAGGTTGGAAAACTCTGCGACTGGTGCTCGTATCAGGGAATATGCCCAGCATGGGTTGGGAAGAAGAGAGGCAAGAGATGGTAATTGATAACGACACATTTGCGAAAATGGTTGCAGAGGAAGTTAAGAACAAACTCTCCCCATCACAAAGAAACACCCTCTTGGAGCAACATAACTGGGATAGGTGGCAGAGTGCATTGGTTGCTCTTGCAGACAACCTCAACAATCAAATTATGTCAATTGAGGCCGACTCCGAAGCAGATACCAATAGGTATTCGTCTTTCGGGAATGATGGCTCAAAGTTGATTGAGGCATCTGAAACTGCATACACCAATCGCAAGAGAAAAATTGAACGGTTCAAATTCCATGTTGAGCGACGTCTTGATGATGTAACAAAGATGATTGAAACTGGAGCGGTTACCGAGAGCAATGGATGGGAAGAGGTTTCGTTCTATCGGAGAGCCATTGTTCAGCATCGTTTGATGCTCCAAGAATATGACCTTGAAGAAACCTCAATTGATAGAGCACTTTGGGCCGCACTGGACAAGAGGTGGGAATTTGACAAAGTTGATTTGTCGTCAATATGATTCGGAAGCGAAGTGCAAAAAAGGAAGCAGAATACAAACTCCGTAGACCTTTTGTTGAAGAGATACTAACGAAATATCCAGCATGTCAAGCCTGTCCAGTATTTGCAGAACATGACGAAAAGAAAACTTATGTTAGAAACCGCTCGACCGATGTACATGAATTGATTCGTCGTTCACAGGGTGGCTCAATACTTGACCCAGACAATGTTCTGGCTGTCTGCAGACCTTGCCATACAAGAATCGGTAATTATCCACAACTTGCTTTTGACCTTGGTTTGGCGAAGCATGGGTGGGAGCGGTGATATATCTTAAACTTTTTTAATACTTGCATTAATATATTTTTCACTAAATGTAAACTGGGTTTCCTTAGGACCGTTATAGGTGCGAAAGTCGGGTGGGGAGACTCACTCGGCTTTTGCATGTTAACCGTTATGCTCTAGTTGATGAAAATCCTTGCGCTTGACCTCTCGCTTACCTCTACTGGGTATTGCCATGATGGGCAAACCGGAGTCATTGCACTCAAGACGACTGGTGCGGAAAGACTTTCCCAGATTAAAAAAGAAGTTGAGTCACTAGCGCTCAAGTTTTCTATCAATGGCGTTGTTATGGAGGGTTATTCATTTGCTTCTCGCCACTCCCAAGCCCACTCAATAGGGGAGCTTGGTGGGGTTATTAGGCTTTTACTTTGGGAATCAGGAATCCCATACGTACTCATCCCGCCCACCTGCCGTGCAAAATTCGCAACAGGGAAGGGTAATGCATCCAAGAACGAGGTTGTTTCTGCAGTTTCTGCCAGAACTGGAATCGTATGGAGCAACCCAGGTGCAGACGACAAATGCGATGCTTGGATTCTTGACGAAATGGTTAAAACTAATTTTGGATTGAGCGAGATTGATTGGCCGCAAGTGAATAAAGATGCATTAAAGACTGTAGATTGGTCACCACTCGAATTACTACGAAAGGACTAACCGACTTGAGAAGTTCACCAATCAGTCAGGTTGAAATTGAAGAAGAATTATTGCGCCTTCTTGAATTATTAGAAGAACACACCGAGGCATTTGAAACACTTGCTGAAGACAATGCAAAAAAAGAAGCAAGGATGAAGGCTGAATGGGCAAAGGAATATCTTTCAGCCAAAGGCTCAATCAAGGAGCGCGAAGCTTGGGCGGACTATAAGCTTGCTGACCAAGAATTTGAAGCAAAAGTCGCAGAAGCATTGGTTAAGGCCAAGAGAGAAAAACTACTTTCGCTTCGCACATCAATTGATGCATTGCGCACCCTGAATGCCAATGTGAGGAGTCAGGTGTGAGTTACATTCATAAATCACTCCAGGGTTCCGCCGTCAACATTGACACTCTTGTCCACTTGGAGAACAACCCAAGACGTGGCGATGTTGATGCAATCATGTCTTCATATAGGGAGTTTGGGCAAATGAAGCCAATCGTTGCTCGCAAGAATGATGATGGAACAGCAACCGTAATTGCTGGCAACCACCAACTTGAGGCTGCCATTCGTCTTGGCTGGAAAGAGATTGCATGCGTCTACATTGACGGCGATGAGGCAAGGTCTATTGCCTATGCGATTGCCGACAACAGAACAATGGAGCTTGGAAAAACAGATGAGAGAATCTTGTCTGAACTTCTTCTGCAAATTAATGACGAGTATTCAGACCTAATTGATGACCTCGGATGGGATGAATTTGAGATTGCCGCTATTGAAGAGTTTTCAAACATAGAAGAAAGCGAATTAGCGACCAGCACATCATTCACTCCTCCTGTTATGAATCAAACTCCGGTTTCCCAGTTGGTAAAAGAACTAAGAGAAGACGGAGAACTGCATGCAAACGATGATGTTGACCATAGCGAATTAGCTATAAAGGGAAGCACTGCGGCAACTGGTTCAAAGTCGGCAAACGCGATAGTCCAATACACAATCGTCTTTGACTCAGTCCAACAGCAGTCACGCTGGTATGACTTTATTAGGTGGCTCCGAAGCAATCCAAGCATTGATGGGAACACCACTTCCGAAAGACTGATGAACTTTATTGACGAGCATTGCGAGATATAGGAATTTTGTGAGTGACACAGATAAAGATTTTCGTATAGCAGAGCTTATTCATGAATCTGCTTACCACCAATTAAAGGCAAATCGCTTGGGTCGAGAAGTTGTAGAACTTAAAAAAGAAATTTTAAGACTTGAAGACGAAATAGAAAAATTAAAAACAAACTAGAAATGCTGATTGGGGACAAGGTGTCACAAAAGGGAACAATTGGACAAATTACTAGAGCTGGGAAAACAGAAGATTGTGTTTATGTAATCTGGCAGACACGAGACCCAGTTAATACATGGTATGTAAACATCCAAGTTAATGGCAAGCTTGCGAGATGCAAACTCCTGTCATTGATTGACAGAAGACCACATGAGATAAACAATGGATTTACCCAAGATGCATGGTCTTTTGAAATTATTGACGATAAAACTTTCTACAAAATCGCCAGTGGTGGCTTACCAATTCCACCACGAGACCTATAAATAGACAGGAGGGGCAAATGTGGTGGAGTCCTTGGGCACTTCTTGTTGACCTTGATAGTGTAAAAATTGATGAAAAAATTAAACTAAAAGCAACTAAGTTGCGTGAAGAGTGCAAATCATTATTAAATCAAAGTAAAGCAGTTACTGATAAATGGAAGATAATCGATAATACAGTTGTCATTTTGCAAACTGACAAAATTAAAAATGACGAAATTATGGTTCAGTATAAAAAAACCATGTTGAAACTGCAAAAACTCTTAAGTCCATGGCATGGAAAGCTAAGCCGATAAATCATGACTAGACAACGATTATTTTTAGATATGAGTTGTGTTGATGCCGCCCGTGCACGAATAAGACATGTTTACGACACATTTGACACTGTTTGTATTCAGTTCTCTGGTGGTAAAGACTCAACTGCAGTTCTGTATCTAGCGAAAGAAATACATGAGGAACGTGGGCTTGGTCCAGTAAAGGTTATTTTCCGTGACGAGGAAATGGTCAGCCCGTTAGTCATTGATTATGTTATGAAGATTCGTGACTACGACTGGGTTGACATGGAATGGTATTGCCTCCCATATGGGGCAGAAGTCTGGATTCTTGGTCGGCGAGAATCTGCAATCCTTTGGAGCCAACGACGCAAAGACCTTGGCGAGTGGGTCAGACCAATGCCAGATTTTGCCATCAATGCAACCAGTTTTGGTTTGACACACGAAACCGCTTTGCCAGAATCAATTGACTACTACACGATGCAGGGGAAACCTGGAAGGGTCGCCTTCATTACTGGAGTTCGGGCAAATGAATCCATGATTCGTTACCGTTCGTGTGTACAGAAGTTGCATGAGAATTACATTGTCTCCCCATACAAAATGAAAAAAGGGATTCCACTCAAGTTTGCAAAAATAATCTATGACTGGCAAATGGATGATGTTCTTAAATTTATAACCGAAGAACATGGTGCAGAGTACTGCGAGTACTACGATGTTGCAGCGATGACCGGAAGTAACACCCGAGTCGGCATTCCGCTTCACTCTGTGGCAATACGAAGAATTGGTGACGTTATTGCAACGGAGCCTGGGTTCTATGACAGGTTGGTTGAGGTGTACCCAAGAATTGATTCTCAGAGGCGAATGTGGCCAGACTTTGATATTGAAGCCCTCATTGCGCTTTATGCACAAGATGGATTTGATGGAGCAGGCAAGTTCATTGACGAATACATTATTGGTCCGACCATGCAGAGAAGAGCTCGGGTTTATGTTTCAAAGTTCCGCACGAAACACATGCAAGACCCATTTTCCTATCCAATCAACTGGCTGATTCGGAATCTTCTTCTCAATGAAATCAATGTCACATCGGCATCGCCGGTTGGTCCAGGAACAAAAGCCCATGCTGTTCGCAGCACTGAAATAGTAGAGGTGGTATTGGATGAAAGTTGAAATGATAAATGTCGGAGAACTCAAGATGGCAGAATGGGCAGCAACCCACATTCTTAGACCAGACCTCCTTACTCTTGCAGTTTCTCTTGGTGACTACGGATTTATTCAGCCGATTATTGTGAGAAAAGCAACAAATGAGATTATTGATGGAAATCAGAGATTCCTCCTTGCAATCAGTAACCCCCACATTAAAGAAAAGGTCGGGCAAGAGATTCCGGTTCATTATGTTGACTGTTCATCCGCCCAAGCAATGATGATGCACCTTCAGCTCAATCGTGGGCGAGGTGTTCAACAGGTTCGCCGAGTATCAAGCATTATCCGAAAACTGTCAATATCAAAGGCTTATTCAACCAAAGACTTTGCAAGACTGCTCTCAATGAGGGTTGACGAACTTGAACTCCTTTTAGATGGAACACTTATCAAAATGAGGAAAATCCCACAACATACTTATTCTCGGGCATGGGTTCCGATTGAGGTTCCTGCCGGAGAAGAGACCCCTGTATCCATTGAAAGACCGCCAAATCCAGATAGATAGTTCTGGAGGTATTTAATAGTGGTAAAATCTGAACTGTAAATATTCACAGTTTGGAGAAGGTTCATGCCTACACCCGGAATGGGCGGAGAAGAAGGATTCAGTCTTACGCGCCGAATTGGCCGTGCCCTTGGCATTGGCAGAAGAGGTAGGCTCCGTGATGCTGTTCGTGACTTCCGCAAACCAAGACCTAAGGCTCGTGGTCGACGTGGCGACTTGCGACGTGGCGTAAACGAAGTCTCAAGACTCGGTAGATAAACAAAGGAGACCCTATGGCTTTGGTTTCCTTAGCCGAACTGAGGTCCTATATGGATATCAGTTTGACAAATCGTCAGCAAGATGCAGCGGAGCTAGTCCTTGATGGTCTACAAAGCGAACTAGAGGCATATCTCAGACGACCAATTGAGATTGAAACTTTTAACGAAGAGTACACATACCCAAGTACGGATACTGGAATCCCTATGGATTCTTTCTTTAAAAATTCAAATCCATATGGCTCGTCTTTTTATAGTTCATCTGTTGGTGACACGACCTACCTTGAACCTCCACAAACCATCTATTTAAGAAATTCCCCAGTTGTAACCGTTACTGAAGTTATTTACAAACCATTGATGGGTAATGAGCGAGAACTTGTAGAAGGTGTTGACTTCCTCATCAGGCGATACGGGATTGATGTATTCAGGGCTTTTGCAAACGACACCATTGAAGTCACCTATACGGCCGGACTCAATGGGGCAGGTATCCCGATGTTTAAATTGATGATTCTTCGTGCTGCTACCAGAGAAATGCAGAATATGCACGACGATGTTGTTGGAATCAAAGACCTAGAAGCAAGAAATGTTGCTCCAATGCAGACTGGTTTCCTAGAGACAGAACTTATGGCTCTTAAGAAATTCAGGCGGAATCGGATTGCATAATGGCTAGGTCCACATACATCCATATCAAAGTGGATGCGAAAAAAGCAATCAAGCGAATGGTTGACATGAAGAGGCGTGGCAAAGACTTCGCCCCAGTATTCAAGGAGGCTCGTTCTGGTCTTGAGGCATGGAACTCAGCGAACTTCACCCAGAACGGTGTTCCATCTGGAAGTCCTTGGAATGCCCTCCACTCATCAACCCTTCAATGGAAAGCGATGCACTACCCTGGGGCAACACCAATGGTTAGAACTGGTAAGTTGTTTAGAAGTTTGACAAGCCTCAAAGGTCCAGCAAATACGATTGGTGGAAATGAAGCAGAATTTGGAACAAACATCAAATATGCAAAATTTCATCAATACGGAACAACCAATATGGCGGCAAGAAAACTAGTCTTTGAACCACCGATGTTTGCTAAGAGGCTTGCACGGATTGCCGCCAATTATCAGGCGCATGGAAAAGTTGGGAAAGTGACTAACTCATGATTGACCTAATGCATGGACCGCAATACGCAAAGAAGTATGTCTCTGACTACCTTGAAAGAGATATGCCAATCCGCCTTGTTGCTTATAGAAACGGCTGGAATGTTGACGACGTCACCCTGCCAACACCGGTCAAGTACCTATCTTACGAACCAATCGCCCTTGATGATTGGCCAACGATTATTACCGTTGTCATGTCTACGAATAAGTTTGAGCGAATTGATTTTGACCATCATGACCCTGTTTACCGAGTTACCTACTCAATGCGTACATACGTGTGGGTTAGAACTGAGTATTCAGATGAGTGCACGACAATGAGGGACAGGCTCACCGTGGTCGTTCGCTCTGCCCTTTTGGACTATCCATGTATGCAGGCAACCGACCCACGCGAGTCGTGGATGGCTCGAATTGACGAAACATCCATCCGAGAGGAATTCTCAGATTTAACCCTCCTAAAGGGTGACAGGGTGCTTGCTGGTGCCTTTATTGGGTATGACTTAACCATTGATGAAGTGGTGGCTCGGGAAACACTTGGAACGGTCAGCATTATTGACTTGGACATTAAGCAGAATCCGATTTCCCCATCGGCTTCCATCACTTATAATCCATAACTATTAATAAGATGATTTTTAGAAGTTGCATTAATAATCCACCTATCTTGGGTACAATCGTATGAACAAGAGGCAGAGTTTTTGCCTGTAACAAACAATTAGTGAGGTCCCATGCCCGGTGTAGTGATTTCAACAGCAGTACGAACTGGTCCTTCAAGCCCAACAGTCCGTGAATCGTCGCAGGCTTTTTTCGTTGGTCTCGCCGACCGCGGCCCAACCGACTCTGCTCTCAAGGTTTCAAGCATTGAGGAATTTGAAGACATTTATGGTGGATATGTTTCTTATGCATATCTTCACCCAACAGTCGAAACCTTCTTCGAAGAGGGTGGCACACAGTGCTACATCGCACGTGTTGCTGGCAGTGCCGCAACTACTGGCGTAAAGAACATCACGAGCAGCGGTAGCGTTGCATTCTCGCTTGAGGCAAATGGTCCTGGAGCCTGGAGCACTGACCTCAGTGTAACAACCTTGGCTGGAACTGCAGCTAATACTTTCATTGTCAAGTTGTTCCTTGGTACAGATTTGCTCATGAGCACATTCAACTGCGCATCAAATGAAATTGCAGTTGGAAAGATTAACTCACACCCAGTTGCCAGCAAGTATGTAATTGCATCACTTGATAATGCGACAACGACTGCACTTCCAGACCCTTATGTTACAACTTCGGCATTCTCTGCTGGAGCCGACGACAGAGCATCCGTTGTTGCTGCGGACTATGTAACTGGTCTTGGATTGTTCAACGATGCACTTGGAACTGGCGCAGTATCTTGTCCTGAGAATGCATCAGCCACTGTCTACACAGGACTTGTTGCCCACGCAAACACTTATAGCAGAATTGCAATTCTTCATGGTTTGTCGGACGACACCCAACAAGACATCATTGCCTTGGCGCAAACAATCGCTGGAGGTCTTGAGGATACAGAGCATGCAGCCTTGTTCTATCCTTGGGTTTATGTGCCGACTGCAGTCGCTGGCATTAACCGCATGATTCCACCAGATGGTTATATTGCTGGTAAGCGTTCGGCAGCACACAATACTGCTGGCTCGCATGTTCCTTATGCTGGTCTACTTTCACAGGCAGTATTCGTAAATGGTGTTGTTACAGAAGTAAACAAATCAAACGGAGACATTCTTGATGAAGAGGGAGTGAACGCAATCCGAGTAATTCAAAATACGATTCGTATTTACGGTGCTCGTTCACTTTCCCCAGACTCCAACAATTACCGTTACATCACGGCACAGGACATTGTGAACGGAATCGTAACTGATAGCAATCGGACTCTTGAGTCTGTGGTATTCTCGACTATTGACGGACGTAACAACTCGTTCGCTTCTGTTGAAGCAAAACTGATTGCAGTTCTTGAGGCCGCTAGAATTTCTGGTGCACTCTACGAAGCATTTGATGCAAACGGAAAACGAATTGACTTTGGTTACACAGTCAAGTGTGATAAATCGCTCAATCCGGTAAGCCAGCTCGCAACTGGTCTTATCAAGGCTCGCGTTGGAGTAAGAGTATCCAGCGTTGGCGACAAGATTGAAGTGAACATCATCAAATCAAATCTCACCACATCAGTTGTCTGATAAACAGAGGAGTAAGTAATGGCAAAAGTAGCTCAAAGGCAAGTTCTCGCCGACATCGCACCGGTGGACTTGAACAATCCTCAGTTTGAGGGGTTCAAATTCGCTCAAGTATCTGGTGGAGAAATCACAGCCTCTGTAGAAAAGATTTACGAAGGCGGAGCAAAGCGTCCAACAGTTCTCTGCGCACCTGCAGAAATTGGCGACATCACGCTGACTGCACACTACGACGATGAAACTAGGAATTCGGCTGGTGCTGATGGTCTTGCAAAGAAGATTTCTCTTCTTCGCGCCCTTGTCGGACAAGCATTCTACGACATCAACATCAAGAACTACGACTGTGACCTCGCAGTTCGTGGAACCGACAGAGTGTACAAGAGTTCACTTCTTGTTGGTTTGACTGAGCCAGACGGCGACTCGTCATCTGGTGCTCCTGCTACCTTTGCCCTGACCTTCTCGGTCAGTGATGTAAGCGTAGCAACAACAGCCTAATCACCCCCCGTATCAACGGGGTTTTGTAAAGCAGTAGGAATAGTTCCACTGGCATTGGGTCTGATGGTGATAGTTTGCCTATTAATCCACCCATATACCAAAAGGAACATCACCCATGTCCAATAACGACCTGTATTCAGAAGTATCTCCTGAAACCAAGGAAGTAAAACAACAAGCTCGTGCAAAAGCAAATGGCGAGCCAAGCGTTCTTGAACGACTTAGCGCAACAATTGCTGCAAAAGTCAAGCGTGAAGATGTTTACATTGAAATCCCAGAACGTAAAGGTGTAAAACTTCGCATCAGCCCAAACATCTCCCAGTCACAAGTAAAAGGCTGGAGAAAGCAAGCTGGAGAAGATAGCCGTCAAGGTATGGACGGAACAAAGTTTGCTTGTTACGTAATTGGTCATACGACTGATGGAATCTTATTCAACGATGAAGAAGTCAATGACGAAGATGGTTATCCATTGAACTTTGCATCTTCAGCAGTATTGAAGATGACTGACACAACTCGTCCAATCCCAGAGGCTGTTCGCGCATTTTTTGGTTTGGACCCACACGTAGAAGCGGCCGCAGTTGCAATTCTTGATGCATCTGGATTCGGCGACACGATTGAGGCCATGGACCCTACGAAGGAATCTTCGACGAACTAGTTGAGGATTCCAGAATCGTAACAGCGGCTCGATTGGGTGAACTATTTGGTTGTGACCCAATCCAGTTGCTGAAATGTACCGAAGAAGAATGGGTCATTCGTCTCGCTTGTGGTAAAGTTATATCAGACGACCGTGAGGCCGAGGCAAACCGGGCTAAATAGCAACTCCTGTGGCCATTCACCTTTTCTTGGGGCAGTAAATGGCTGACGAAAAAGTTACAATCAAAATTGAAGTCCGCTCGGACGATGGCGCGATTGATAAAACTCGTCGCAAACTTGAACGCCTTTCTGGTGCTGAAGGTCGTCATTACAAGAAAAATTCTGCTCTTGCATCCAAGGGCTCTTCGGACATTAAGAACTACGGAAAAAACACTTCTGATGTTCTCAATAATGGTTCTCGTAAGTGGAAGAAGCATTTTGACTCACTAGACAAGGGCATGAAGGCTTTTGGCAGTGGGTTACTAAAACTGGTAGCAATGTCAGCCAAAATGGCGGCTATTGAGATTGGTGCGATGGGCTTGGCTATGGTCGCCGTACATGGTGCCTTCTTGCTCGGTAAAGGTCTTGCCAAAATGTATCAAGTTGCAATGCAGGGAGCAGCAGCAGGTATTGCTGGTTTGGCGATTGCGGCAGGAACCGCCGCTGCGGCGATGCGAGAAAACCAAGCAGCGATGTTTGCATTCTCGCAAACTGGACACAAAGAACTCGGCAATGGACTAAATCAAACTCGCGCTGCAATGCGAATGCTGACACACGATGCCGATATGGCTGCCGTTGGTGTAGATAATCTCAATGCTGCATATGGAGAAATTGTAAATAAATCAGGAAAATTCAATGCAGGTAGCGCAAAGATGCTCAAGGGATTAATGGACTTTGCTTCCGCTGGTCAGGATTTGAAGACTGGAACAAAAGCAGCTGCCACACTAGTTGCCGAACTACAAAACGTCAAAGGAACTTACGACAGCATAAAAACAGCCGCCAAAGGTCTTGGTCCGCAAATGACAAAGGCACTTGAAGCATACGAGAAAGCTGGCGGTGCAAAAAAGGGTAAAGCTGGTCTAGTTGAGGCAATCACCAGTGGCAAGCTTGCCGAACTGGGCGGAGTTGTTGGTCAGTTTGATGCAGTCAACAGCACCTTGATTAACCAAGCAAAGGCACTCTTTACAAACATCAAAAACGAATTTGGTGATTTTGGTCAACAGTTCCTTGAGCCAGTTAAATATGAATTCAAACAAGTTGGAGCAATCATAAAAGCAACGCTTCAACGCTTGAGTGGTGAATTCGGAACATTCGCCAACAGCGGGTTCCTTGAAAATATTTCAGTGGTCGTAGAAAAAATCGCAAACGGAACAGTAAACATAATCAGAAAATATCTACCCGCAGCACAGGGAATGTTTAAGAGGTTTGGGGACTGGTGGGATAAATTCACATCGGGTTGGAAGAGGATGGTTGAGTATCTTCGCCCGTTACAAGATGGTGCCAGAGTAATTGAGGACATGCTCAAAAATGTCATGATTCCAATCTGGGATGAACTCAAGGGAAAATTTGGAGCCTTCAACCGGAACCTTCAAAAATATCGTCAAGACTTTGAAAACTTTGGCACAGCAGTCGGAAATCTTGTTGTCAAAGTAATGCAATACGGGAGCGAAGTACAGCAGATTTTCTTTGAGTCTCTTCCGTTTATCAACAAAGTAATTGATGGCGTAACAACACTTATTGAGCACTTCACCAGTTTCTTGGGTGGATTCAAAAAAGTAACTGGTGTGGTTGAAAAGTTCCTAGGTGGAAAAGGCTTTGGAAACTTCATGCTTCTCGCTGGTTTGATTACCTACGGCAAGAAGATGAAAGGTGCCGCTGGCGGTTTTGTTTCTGGAACCAGCATGAGTGGAATCCGTGAAGCAGCCAATATGAAAATTACTGCTGGTGTTGTTAACATCAATGGTAAACCAGTTGCGTCATACGGAAGACCTGGCGTAGCCGGACACACAACTGCCACAACAGCAACTGGTGGAACAGTAACTCGTGGAATGACCCCTACAAGTGGTGGCGGTCCATATCCTGGTGTCACCCCAGGAAGACCTGGTGCACCTGGATTTGCATCTGGTGGTGTTCCTGCCGCGATGACATCGGTTGCTGGTGCTGCCAACATGGCATCAACGGCTCTTACAACGCTTGCAGGCGTCGCTAGTGGCGGTTCTAGAGCGTCTGCGGGCGGAGCATTGCGCGGACCAAATGGTGGACATCTCATCCGCAGCGGAAAGTACAAGGGTCAAGAAATTCTGCAACAAAGAGTTGGCAACCAAAATCCAAGATATATCTACGGTGGTCCTGGAACTGGTCCAGTTGACCAAGCGCAACTCAGGGCATCTGGAAAAGAATTCAGGAGCGGTGTTTTTGTTCCCAAAGAATATCGAGTTGACGAAAAAGGTCGCAAGCGTTTCACTGCTCATG